GAGTTCCAATCAAACCACTTAATCTAACAACCCTCACAAACACAGTTAAAAAATCAGCAAAAAAATAACATGAAAAATTTCAATAAAATTAAGAAAATAGTAGAGACACCTCAACCGATAGACCAAACTCAGGAAGGAGAAATGACTCCAGAAGAAATGAAAGCGGACCTACAACAACTTATCTCTAAAGTAGATTCAAAATATCAGAATTTTAATTCTCTTAGAGATCAAGAAAAATCTTCAGACAAGGATATGAGAGAAAAAATCCTTAATCAGGTTTTCGAAACTCTAGCTAAGTCAGGAGTAGATGGTTCAGACCCACAGCAACTCAATACTTTCTTAGAAAAAATAAAAACAACAAGTCCTGAATTATACCAATTTTTTTCAGAAGCAATAACATCTTTGATGGGTGTAGATGCAACCTCTATGCCGAGTGAACAAGATTCAACAGTACCAAATATTTCAAGTCAAATAGATCCAAGTCAGTTACCACAAGAATAAAATTTAGTAGTCTAATATGAATATAAAATATGTTAAAAATTTATCCGAAGACTTTTGAAGACGCTTTTTCTTCCGGCCCAGCTCAAAGAAAATGTCTAGTTGAAAATGTTTTAATTAGAGATTTTTATTCTAATAAAGATTACGTAGAGTTTGCGAATAAAGAGTTGAGGAAGATGTATGAACAAGAATGGATGACTATCGTGAAATCATCCTGGCTTTTTTCCAAATTTACATATAAAGGAAAAAGAAGAATAAAGATGTTTGGAAATTCTCAAAACCACGATGCCGCTTTTTCTATTTTCCATAGACAATATGTTGGAATCGATATAAGACTAATAACAAGGAGTCCTATTTTTAATAAGATCTATGTTTACTTTAAAGATTTTTTCCCCGAATTCGATAAACATAATCCTTTCGAAGAACCAGAATATTACAAATTTCCATATAAAAATATAACTCTAGATTTTTTGCCAACTATTTATCAAATGCCAGAAAAACTGGAGATTTTGGCTTATGTGGATGAACAAAAAATGAGTTATAATGTATTCTTAGACTTTCTATTAAACTACTGTCATTCTTATAACGAAGAACATGGCGATGAAATATATATGTTATCTCTTGCATCTGACGCACTTCCTTACGTTAGATATAAGTATAATTTATTTAAAAGGAAGAGAAAGAATTTAATGCAAAAATAATATGGAAAACAATAAACTTAAACCAGTTACATTTATAAGCGGTAGATATCTTAATCACAGACAAAATACTGCACAACAGATTCTACTTCTGAATGCATTAAAGGTTACACAAGATCCTAAAAAGTTAAGAGAAATGATTGGGGTTAAGACCGTAGCAGATGTTTTTAGAACCCTTGATAAAATGGCCTTGAGAAAAGAGTATCATTCCGCCCTCTCCAAATCGGGGATCTCTTTTGATTACTTAGTAGAGAAAACTAAAAAAGAAATTGATAGTGAGCACACAAAACCAGCAGATAAACTAAATGCCATTAAAATGCTTTTGAAGTCTTTAGGTATGGAAAAATATGAACAGGAAGGCGTGGCGGGGGGAAGTTGGGAAGATTTACTTCTAAAAGCGAATGAGAAGGAGGCAACAAAGAAAATTGAAGAACCTAAGGTAATAGCAACATATGAGGTAAAGACTCCTAAGACTCCAGACTCTGTCAAAAAAATAAAAGAGAAGGAAAAATTAATAGGTCAAAGCCTGTATGAGTAATGTTTCAATAGAAAATTTAAAAGATCCAAAGTTTTATCTAGAGAACTTTGTAAAGATTAAAGGTAAGACTCCAGGACTTATGCCTTTTATTTTGAATGAGGCACAGAAAGATTTGTTCAATGCACTTAATACTTCTAGCCGAGTGATAATTTTGAAAGCCCGGCAGATCGGGTTTTCGACAGCAGTTACAGGTTATTTTTATCATAAGACAATCATGGTGCCTGGGACCAACACAGCACTTATCGGTTATAACTCAGATCTTACGTCAGAACTTCTAGATAAGGTTAAGACTTTTTATGCATCAACACCTAACGAGTTAAAACCAACTATTCAGTACAACTCTAAATACGAGATTTCATTTCCAAAGATCAATTCGAAGATTATAGTTCTTCCTTCTACAGAAAACGTGGGGAGAGGATACACCTTACACAATGTTTTGGCGACGGAATTAAGTTCTTGGGAGAAAGCAGATGAAAAAATGATGACGCTTGAGGCTTCTGTTCCAGTTACAGGTCAGATCGTTATTGAGAGTACTCCAAAAGGACAGGGTAACCTATATCATAAGATGTGGATGAGCGAGAACGATTATACGAAGAAGGAATATGGGTGGTGGTGGCTATATACGGAAGAAGAAATAGATATAATTAGAAGGAGAATGAACGACCCTATGAAATTCGCACAGGAGTATGAATTAACTTTCTTAGCTTCTGGTAGGGTGGTGTTTGATCCGGAGATTTTGTCGAAGATGAGAGAGAAACAACTTGCGGTAGGGGATAAGACAATTAATGAAGATGGGACAGAACATATCGTGGAGGTAGAATCTGGGTTAAGAATATATAGGAAACCTAGGAGTGATCGATTTTATGTGGTGGGTGTTGACGTTGCGGAGGGACAGACGGGTGGGGACTATTCTGTAGCTACTATATTTGAGAGGACTTCGGGAGAAGAAGTGGCATTTTTTAGGGGACTCATCTCGCCCGATAAGTTCGCAGTTAAATTGGACGAGTGGGGAAGAAAATATAATAACGCCTTAATGGTAGTGGAGATAAACAATCATGGGCTGACGACTGTTACGGGGCTAAAACAACTTGTGTATCCCTCAATGTATTTTCGTCCATCAAAATTTGATGCCATTGCTAGTCCTTATTCGGAAAAGTTGGGATGGAAGACGACAAAGATGACAAGGCCTCTAATGATAGACGATTTAGGACAAGCATTAAGGGATGGGGATTTGATTTTTCATTCTAAAGAGATTTTCGATGAAATGTCAACTTTTGTTTTTGATAGTAATAATAATGCAGACTGTATGAGAGGATACCATGATGATTGTATTATATCCATATGTATTGCTTATCAAGGTTTTAAGATACTTTATGATAAACCTCTTACCCAGTTAACAGATAGCGCCTCAGATCATGTTTCTGCAGGGTACTAGACCTAAATATGTAAATGTGTTGTATTGATGTTTAATGGTTGACAAGGAAAGACGATTGTGCTATACTTATGGTATAATTAATCAAAATAAAATAATAATATGAAAAAAGGACAGAAAATTACAGAAGAAATGAGGGAAACGATGAGAAAAGCACAATCAAATAGATCAGATTTGGTTAAAAAACATATAAGTGAAGCAAAAAGTGGAAAAAAGAACCCAATGTTTGGAAGAACTGGGTTAAAAAGTCCAAGGTATGGTAAACAAGTCAAGAAAGAGGTACGTCTCAAAATAAGTAAGTCGTTGATGGGACATAAACAACCACCATGTTCCGAGGAGACAAGAAAAAAAATAAGTAAGGCAAAAACAGGAAAGAAAACAGGGAGACATAGTTGGAATTGGATTGAAGATAGAAGTAAAATAAAGACGAGCGATGATAGGAGGGACGATGCAAACGCGATACAGTGGAGAAAGGAGGTGTATAAAAGAGATAATTGGAAATGTAAAATAAATAATAAAGATTGTAAAGGAAAAATAGAAGCACACCATATATGTAGTTGGAAGGAATTTCCAGAATTACGATACGATATAAATAATGGGATTACTCTTTGTCATCACCACCATCCTCGGGGAAAGAAACAAAAAGAAATAGCAGAAAATTTGAAGAAATTAATTTAATTTAAAAAATGAGAAATTCAACAGCAGGGCAACAGTATAATATTTATAGCGCCAGTTCTTATGGCCCAGACGAAGAGGAATTAATGAGAAAATTTTATCTCCAGTTTGGTGATGCCCGATCTTATTTTTTATATAATATAAGACCAAGACTTGATAGGAGTTATAAATTATATTGTGGTTATACAGGGGATCGTCAGATGCAAATAAAAAAATGGCAGGCGAATATTTTTGTTCCCTATACCCAGGCTGTTGTGGAAACCCTTATGCCTCGTATTTTGGACGCTCGTCCAGACTTTACAGTACAAGGAAGAACAGAAGAGGACCAGATGAAGTCAGAAAAACAACAACAACTTGGTGATTATATCTGGGAACTTTCTGGAATGGATCAGACAATGGAAACACTTGTCCGATCTTCTTTAATATATGGAACAGGTTATTTACAGGTCTCTTGGAAAAAAGATGTTAGAAAATTAAAATTTTTAAAGACTAAAGATTTGCTTGGAAAGAAATTTAAATACGAAGAAAAAGAAAAGATTTTTTATGATGCACCTTTTTGTGAATGGATAGATAATTATTCTTTATGGTACGATTGGCATAATACCGATCGTAAAAGTAAACAATATTGGTTTAAAAGATTAGTACTTACTGAACCAGAAATTAGAAGAAAATATCCGGGAGCAGACAAGAACAGATTAGAACTTGCCCTCAAGAGTGCTGGTGGAGATTTGACAGACTATGCTTCGATAAGGGCATCTGTTAAGACTACACAAGATTTAATTACAAAGTCTGCGGGTAATTTATATGGCCCGTTGAGAAATCAGGGAG